CGTAGGCCATATGTGTCGGGCTGGTGGTGTAAACCACGGACCCGCGCATCATGGTGGTCTCGGTGAGGAGTTTGGATCCTTTTTTCGTTTTCAGTGTGGCCGGGCTTAGTTCCTGCCAGGCGGATCCGTCGGGCGCGTGCTCGCCGGAGAACCGCTCGTCGGTCTGCAGCAGCATGTATTCGCCAAACGCCTTGAACACGGGCTGCAGGTCCCCGGCCGCGGCCTGGAAATCCGCGATCCGTTTTCTGGCTTCGTGATCGTCAAGTCTGCAGTAGGTGCCGGTCATCGGTTAAAATCCCTTTAATTCGTCGCGGTCAAATATCCGGTCCGGGCCGTCGATATCCACGGTGTGGGTCTCGGCCGGCAGTCCGTCCGGGTCGTCCTCGCCCAGGGTCACGATGCCCTTGGCCACGTCTTTTAAAAACGCGATGGCATCGTCATAGTCCTGGCGCCGGTTTTCAGGTGCGCCCCGGCGGCGGGCATACAGGTTTTTAATGGCAATGGTGACCGAATGTTTTTTGATGATCGCCGGGACCGTGGAAAACGGGACCGGGTGCCGGCGGCCGCAGTATCCGTCGATCTCGGCGTCCGCGTCCGCGATCGCCTCTGTGACGATGGCCGCGACGATGCCGCCCGTGTTGTGGTCATCGGTGAGCTGGACCAGGGTGTCGTAGTCGATTTTTTTCAGGAGGTCGTCCTGGGTGCAGTATGCCATTGTTTTCTCCGGGGCGGGCCGAACGGATCCGGCCCGCCGGTTGGTTTATTTTTTCTTTTTGTTGGCCTTTTCCGGGTCCGGGATGTCGACCTCGGTCACCACCAGCATGGGCTCGTCCATGAGGCAGGCCAGTTGCTCTTTGTCAAAATCCTTAGCCGGGTAGGTCGTGGGCTCGGCCGGGTGGGCAATGCCGCACCGCCGGAATCCGTCTTTTTTTGAAGCAATACAAATGCCTTTGGGCATGATGTCCTCCTGTTGATTAAAAATTAAAATCAAATAATGTTACCGGGTGCCAGGGCCGGCCGGGTCACCCGGTGGAGGCCGTCAGGCTGTTAATATTACGCGTCGCCGGTGGATCCGTAGCTCAGCTGCCAGAGGCCGTAGCCTGCCGCGCCGCGGGCCTCAGCCCCGTATTTGTAAATGGCTTTATTGAACACGTCGTCGTTTTCCATTGATGTCTGGGAAACGAACACCGGCGCCTTTCGCTGCTGAAAAATAAACGGCTTGATCGGCCGGTTGGTCACATGTAAGAACCACGAGGTGGCCGACGTGAGAGTCGGGTCCACGAACACCTCGGCCGTTCCCTTGAACGGGTTGGAGCTGCCGTCCACCAGGAAATCGCCGTAGCAGATCAGCTTTGCCACTGACTCCAGGGCCGGCGGAACGTGCAGCAGATTGGGCACCAGGCGCAGGCTGCGGCCCTCGTCGTCTTTAAAGTTCATGATGGCCGCCCGGGCTGCGCCATAAGACGCAATGGCCAGGGCCAGGGTGCCAGCACTCAGGGCAGCCGTGCCTTTGTTGGACACGGACGCGCCGGCCACACTGTGGTCGGTGTCATAAAAGTACTGGCCGTCATAGCACTCGCCGGTGAACGCGCCGTTGACCAGCTCGGACACGATCTCGTCCGGCCATTGTTTGGCCGAGAACCCGGCGTCCTGGGCCTGGACGCCATACATGCCCATGTTGTCGTCTTCGATATCGTTTCTGAGCACGGCCACGGTGGCCTCGTAGTCGTCATTGACGACCGAGTAATGATGCGCGGCCAGGGCTTTGATGGTCTTGCTGCCCAGCCATTTGATCATTTTCGGGAAATTAGATATCCAGTTGTAGTCGTTCTGGCTGGATGTGGACGGAATCAGCATGGCGATTTTCTGCCAGGTGGATTCGGTGTCGGCAAACGCCTTGTTGAACGTGGCTTTTAAATTAATAAAAACCCCGGTCAGTGTGGATTTGTTGATCAGCATTGCAATGCCTCCTTGATTGATTTTATTTTAAAATAAAAGGTGCCCGGGCAGCCGATGCGGCCGGCCCGGGTGGTGTTTATATGTTCAGCCGGTTATGGCGTGCTCAGTGCCCACCCGTCATTGGCGGCAATGCGCCAGACTAAAGCCCCGCCAACGGTCACGCCCACCAGCCGGATGTGGTCGCCGGCGTCCGCACCGGTCAGGGTGGTGTTGCCGGTCTGGTTGCACGCGGCGGCCACGGTGATCACCGCGTCGCCCGCGTCCACGGTCAGGCTGATGTCGAGTACCTGGCCGGCAAATGTCGGGATGGCCAGGGTGCGGGTGTCATCCACTCCCGTGGTAGTGATGGCGCAGGTGCCGGATTTTGTCACCGGGATGGCGCCGCCGTCGCCCGGGTCGGCGATCACCGTGGTGGATTGCTTAAATAGCTCCTGCTGTGCTGCCTCCACGGTTGTCTGGATAGTATATCCGCCCGAATCCGTGATCGAGATCGCGCTCGCAGCATGAGCGGCCGAGGTGTCGGCGATATGCGTGGCCACGTCTGCCTGCTGGATGGCCGGGGTGATGTCCACCCAGGCCGTGGTGGTGGTCACGTACTTGGTAATGATCCCGCAGTAAATGGCGTTGGAGACATTGCCCACCACGTCCACGGTCTGGTCGTCGACCAGGAACACGTTGTCGCCCACGTTGGCGATGGTGATGGCCGTGTCAAAGGTCATCAAATAGCATCCGGACCGGGTGAGCACCACGGTCGCGTCGCCGTCGGACCCGCTGCTGTTGTCCACTTTTTCGGACAGGTTGATGCCCTGGAAAATGCCGCCGGCCGTGTCACTGCCCGGGATGGCATACCCGGCCGCGTTGACCATGACCAGGGCCCCCAGGTAGAGGGTGGTGGATTCTTCGACGCTAAAGCTCATGGTGTCGCCGGATGTGTAGCTGATGGCGGTTTTGTCCGCACTCAGGGCGGTGGCAAATGCCGGGGCCGCCGCCATGACCAGGGTCATCATGATGGCCAGCAGGATGGTAAAAAATTTGAATTTCTTCATTTGTGGTGCCTCCATTGGTTGGTATTAAAAGATAGTCAATGTTTTCTTTGGTCCCTGGTGGGACCGTCGGCGGCGGTTATGCGCCTGCTCCCAGCCCTCCGTATTGCTTGAGGTCCGCCTCGGAGTTGCCCATCTGCTTGGCGATGGACAGGGTCACGTCGTCAATGGCGCCGGACGGGTCGGGCACTTCTTTTCTGGGTGCCAGCTTGTCCAGGGGCACGACCACCGGGGCCTTGGCCACAAACGCGGAAAACCCGTCCAGGTCGTCGGTGGCGTATTTCTTGGCCCAGGCCGTCTGGTCCGGGGTGATCTTGCCCGCTGCGGCGGCCTTGGCCACGGCATCGTCTGCGTCCCGAGCGGTCAGCTTGGCCACCAGCAGGTTGTGTTCTTCCCGGGTGACCATGCCTTTGGGCACTTGTTTGAGCGCGTTAATGGATGCCACGCACACACTCACGTCCGCATCGTCGGGCAGGTCCAGGGTGGTGATAATGTCTTTGGCAATGACCTGGCGCGGGGCTGCCATCAGGCCGGTGATGTGTTCGATCACCTGGTCCTCGGTGGCATCCGGGTCCAGGCCGAATTTGGCGATTAATCGTTTGAGCATGGGTTTCTCCTCTTTTTGGGTGTTGGTATTATCAGGCGCAGCCTCCAGCGATAATTTGGCCACCAGGGGCGCCAGGTTTAACGTTTTCGGGGTGTTGGTGAGGGCAACCGAGTGTAGTTCAACTACTCGTTCATCCGACTCTCGGACCATAAATACCGGGCTGTGGTAGCGATATTCACCGGCCATGATCATTTCTTTTGCCTGGTCGGTCCATTCAACCCGCGCCATTATCCCGCGGTCCGGATCCCATTCCAGTGAAGATATCCACCCGGCAGCCGGGGCCTTGTCTCCGGAAAGAGTCTGGTGCTCATAGTCAATAACCAGGTCGTTTCCATATTTAATAAACGCCTCGTCAATGATGTCGAACGCCACCTCGTCGATTAAAAAGGAACCTTCTCCGTGGAGCTGGCCCTTTCCGGATGCAAACAGCAGGATCCACTCCGGTGCCGCACCATTTACCGGGGTGATCCGAGCGATCAGCCACCCCACGTTATTTTGTTTTTCCATTGATATAGTCCTCTAAATCGTTTCGGATGGGTTCCGGGTAGCGGCCCATATCCGGCGCCCATTTTTTGGCGCCCGGGGCATAGTCCCAGCCCGGGTCGATTCCCTCGGGCACGTCGATGGTCTCGCCCGTGCGCGGGTTGGTCCACTCGTAAGTCTCGATTTTTGGCGCCGTATCCGGCCCGGATCGGCCCATTTTCGCGAGATCCCGTTCGGATAGGGTAAACACATTGCACTTGCATCCCCAGCCGTTGGGGGCAAAATGCGTTTGCCAGAACGGGTCGTCCGCGGGCAGGACCAGGTTGTGCCATTTTAAATGCTCGGGCCGCGGCACGATGCTGTCGCCGTGCTTATAAATTTTATACGGCCTCAGCCGCTTGACATCCGGGTCCTGCATCTGGTCGTACCGGCCGGCCGCGTAAGCCGTGCGCAGGTTGGTCTCGTAAATCAGACGCGTGCGCCAGTTGCGGCCGCCGTTGTACTCCCAGCCGGTGCGCTCGATGACCTGGTCAAAGTCCTTGCGGAACTCGGCCAGGGTGGTGCCCTCGGTCAGGGCCTTATCCACTGCCGCGCGCAGGTCCGTGAGCAGATCCGCGGTCATGGCGCCGGCCACCACGAACCCGGTGTCGTGCGCGTCTTTCCAGATCGCGTCCCAGGTCTCGGTGGGCAGGCTCAGCTTGGCCTTAAACAGGGCGATGGCCTCGGCAAAATTCAGGTTTCCGTATTCAGCCGGCATCTATTCGTCCTCTCTTATGGGGCGAAAATCCGCCATTTTATAGTAGAACAGCCATTCCCCGTTGTTGAGGCTGATATACCCTTTCTCCCACAAGTCAGGGTCTTGAACGTCAGACAAAAAGAGAATCGTCCCTGTTTGCTTATTGATAAAACGCATTTGTGCGGGTTTATTTTTCGCCATTGTCCACCTCGTCCGCGACCTCGCTCATGCCGGCCAGACGGCTGGCGGCGCATGCCTCGGAGATCATGCCGGCCACGGCGTCGGGCGATAACGGCCCGAACATCTGCGCCAGGCGGTCGTTGAGTTCTTCTAAACTTTCCACCTCGGCGACCAGGGCGCGCACCTCGTCGAGGATCAGCTCGGTGGCGGGCTGGGTGGCGGTCGACAATCGCGCCGCAAACACGTCCGCCGCGTCGGGTTCTTTTATTTGGTCCTTTGCCACGATCCGGCGTTCGCCGGCCATGAACTTGGCAATATTGGGCGGCAGGTTTTCGCTTACTGGCGGCGGGCCATCGGTCCCGGTGCTGCCGTCAGGGCCTGAAACACCGCCGACGGTTTCTTCGCCGGGCTCGGGTTCCGGGATTTTAAATTCAGACCGCAGCCATTT